TTAAAATACCACCGTCTCTAATAGTAGAACCTGTGCCGTCATTTGGAGTTGAACCTACTGATATTGTTTTTTTTGTCATTTGTGTCTTTATTTATAGTTATATTTATACGTCTGTTTGGTCTCTATTTACAATTTTATTTATACGTCTGTTTGGTCAAATTTATCATTAGTACTATCAAATTTATTTATACTACCACTAAACGATTCATCTCCTGCCCAATATCTATCATATTGGTCAAATGTTTGATTTCTGCTATCCCAGGTAATAGAAGTACCACTAAACGATTTTTCTCCTGGGAATGTAATATCTGCTGGAAAAGTAAAATTAGTCTTGAATCTTCTACCAGCATTTTTTTCATCACCAGCTATCATTTCTAATAACGCTGGTCTACCATCTAAACTTGTTCTAGTACCAGTTACTTTTAAATCACTTAAAACTGCAAAAGAAATACCACTTGTTCCATTGATACCAGTTGATCTATTACCGGTTCTACCATATGCTGTTCCAATAAATTTGTTTATTGAACCAAAACTTGGTCCACAATATGCAAATCCTTGAGATACATTTACGTTTGTAGCAACACTTGATCCTAGATATGTTTCTCTCAACCTTAAATTTAATTTAATAGACATAGCTCTTGTTAAAGTTACGTCTCTAGAGTTATTTGGATTAGGCTGTTGAGCAAAGGTTGATATAGATGAACCGTCATCAACTGTTCCTGTTCTTCTACCAAATACAGTTTCAAATATTAATTTCATCATTGAAATTATTGGTTCACCAATTACACCTGTATTGATAGCTTGTGCTATTCTAGTTTTTAAGTTTAATCTGTTTTCTAAATTAACTTGTCCTGTAAAATAAAAACCTGAAGTATGCATTGTTTTTTTAAATGCGTCTCTCCATAAATTAATTGAGTTACCTACTTTTAATACATAAGAAAAATCTTGATAGTATAGACTATCTTGTACTTTCATAGTATTTTCTGAAACGAATCCTTTTTCATCAATAAATTTACCATCTGTATCTACTACAGCAGTTACAGATACATTTGTTGTAGTTACATCTAATTTTTTAAGTACTGCACTAGCTGATCCACTTGATACTGTTTCATCTACTTGAAAAGTACCTGAAACTTGTTTTAATTTTAATATGTTTAGGGAAGAATTCCAACCTGCAACCAATCCTGTTACGCCTGAGGTATTACCAGTAACAGTATCTCCAATAGTAAATGAACCTGTAACGGTAGTACAGAATAAATTGTTTACAAATACTAAAGATGGTGTAGGTGATTTTTCATACTCAATACCTAAATTTGATGTTGTTATTCCTATGACTTTTCCTATATCACTACCATATGTTAATAATTCTGCAGCTGTACCTGAATCAGACGTTACTGTAACAGTTGGTAAAGATTTATATCCATTACCACCATCTGTTAAATAAATGTCTGTAATATCTCCAATACCTGTACCTGATTCAAAAACAATTTTGTCTCCTGTTAAGTGATCGCCAGCAGATGTTTCTTCTTCTAATACTATGTGGTCTGTATCTTCATTAGCGACTGCACCATTAACAACTGTGACAACACCTGAAGCATTACTACCGAAAGTACCTGCATTATTAAAAGTTAAAGTATCTCCTATTTCATATCCTGTTCCGCCACCGTCAACAAATATTTCAGTTACTTTACCAGAACCTATATCACTAATTTGCATAGAGGCTTGTTGACCTCCACCTGTAATTGTTATTAAATCATTTGTAGTATAAAGATTACCGTCATTAGTAATTGTTTTTGTTCCTGGTATGCCTGTAATAGTAGCCAATATAAAATAGTCGTCTGTATCCGATGATGTTCCTTCTATAGTTTCACTTACAGTGAAAGTACCTACAATAGTTTCTTTGTTTATAGTAATTTCAGATACTTCACTAACACCAACATAAAATTTTTCAACATTCTCTACTATTGCTGTTGCTTTAGAAGTTTTACCTGTAATTGTTCTTCCTATTAATTTTGATGTATCACCTTGACTAGCAATTATTCTCATTACTGTTTTTGTGTCATAATTACCGTCAGATACTTTTAATATTTGTTCTCTAGGGTAAAAAGTTTCAGATGTATCGTTGAATAGTATTCTAAAAAATAGTTCGTGCCCTTTTTGAGTGCCTTTTAAAGTATATAACGATTTAATATTTTTAATTAGATTTCTTTTGTCTATTCCTATAGCTAAGCTCTCTGGAATAGTTTTAAAAAACTCATTTCTAAAATTATTTAAGAAATTAGAGATTACTTTGTCAGGATCCTTAAAATTTGTTAATTGTTGAATAGTTTGAACAGGATTAGGTCTGTAACCATTAACAACTGCACTTGCATTTGACAAATTACCTAAAATAGTTTCTCCCACTTCAAATTTGTCTTGTGATGTTATGAATAGTCTATTTGAATCTAAATCTTCAGCTAAAATTGTTGCTGTCGCTTTAGAATTTTGTCCTGTTACAGTTTCATTGTATGTAAACTTACCAAAAGTACTTTCTTCTAATAATATCTTGTCATCTATATCTAATTGAGTATTTTCTGCACCAAGAGAACCGGCGTCTAGTGTTAAATTAGATATTGTGCCTGTTTGATTTTCTAAAGTTATTCCGTCTGTAGTTTGAATTGAAGTTACCTGCAATTCTGCAGCTTCCATAAATTGATAGTATGTTTTTAAAAATTCTACGAATTTAGGGTGATCATCAACTACAAAATTTGGTAATTGAGTTGGTATTAAATTGGATATTTTATTATCAAATTTAGCCATTGTTTAATTAGTAACTTGTTGTTGTTTGATAGCCTACACCAGCTTCTGCTGAGCCACCAATAAATGTATCTTGTTCTACAGTTATATTTGAGTTTGATATGTCTATTTCTATTACTTGATTTCTAACTGGCACTATATCGTTTGAACTAGGCGATACCGTAATCTCAATAACGTTAGATACTACATTTCTAATATTAGATATTGAAGCAACGTTCAAAGAATTGATTGTTACTTGACCTGTTTTGTAATTAACTGTACCTTGTGTTGCATTAGCATAAGTTTTAACACCACTTACTAGATAATATCTTCTAACGTTACCGTTACTATCATCATCTAAAAACATTTCATTATCACTACCTGTAACTTTAAATCCAGTAGATGAAAGTACCGATGTATGACCAGAATGTGGATTATGTATTGCATTTCTAAAGTACATATCGTATCTTGTTGAAGACGCAATAGTAGGTGTAAAATTCTTTCTCATTTTAACTGTTGTGATGTTAGATAGTATGCTTTTATCTACATTGTCTACTAGACCTGTTAATTTAGAAAATCTAAAGACACCATCAAACTTTTGTAAAGTTGAAGTGTTGTAATTTGTAATAGCAGTATTGATTTCTGACTTTAATGTATCAAGTGATTTACTTGTACTTTTCTTATCATACTTAGCATTAGTTGTTAACAGAATAGATGTTGTTTCTGGATCAATAATCTCTGGTCTAACTGAAGCAACGTTATAAGGTATTAAAGATTTTATAATAGACGCTTTAGTACTATCAGTTAATGTTGAACCTGAATCAGCCTTGATAGAAATTTTTACTACACCATAAACCGGTGTTTCATCGTCTTCTCCACCCCAAGCACTAATAGATAATGCATTAGGATAAATTGATCTAACTATTGTTTCATAGTCTGTAGCTGTAACTGCTCTGTCTTGTGCTGTGTATTGTAATGGAGCATTAAATCTAATTGACTCTTTAGTTTCAGGTTCTGCACCACCTTGAGCACTTGATTTAGTTGTTATAGTTACGTTTGAAAAACCACCGATAGTAGAACCTAACTCAAATGACTTAGCGTCATTAGCCTCTGTTTTGTTCGTAACGATATATTCTAAAGTAACTATGTTACCATCTTCTAATTTATTACCTATTACGTCATCACCGAAGTAAACTTGAAATCTACCTGTATCTGTTTCTTGTTTGAAGTAAACTTTAGATAAGTGATTTAGGTTTCTTAAACCTGTAGCAACTGAATAAGTATTTACAGTTGAATCTGATATTGAATTTTGTACAGTTACTTTTAAAGTAGATGTATCAGCATTAACATTTGGTATTACAAACTTTTGATCAACATCTGTACTGTCAACTGTATATTTGAAAGTAATTAAAGTACCCTCGTATATATTTACGTTTGAAAATTTGTAAACGCCATCTACTGGTGTAATTGTAATATCTTCATTAGTACAAAAATTAAATCCCGTTCCATCTACACTTGTTGTGAAAGTTGTTCCTTTATTCATCAAGATACTTGAACCCGAAGCATTGTTTATTGTTATGTCAATACTTGCTGTTGAAGCTCTAGCTGATGATGGTGTATAACCTAATGCCTTTGCTAATGAAACTATATTTTTTCTTACGTCTGCACTGTCTAGATAAACTTCATTAACTAACATGTTAGCATTGAAGCCAAGATAGTGTGTATTGTATGCTAATGTATCTAAAAGAACGGCAAAGCCTGATCCTTCAAAATTATAGTCTGAAAATTCTGGTTGATTTTGTAAAAATGTTTTTAAATTTGATTTTATGTCATCAAAGTCAAAATCAGATACTATTAGTTTGTTACTTGCCATTTTATCTTGTTCTCTCTAAAAAAGTTTCTACTGTTACTGGTTCAGAAACACCTATTACATAAAACATAATTGTTAAGTGATAACTATTTCTGTCTAAATCTGGTCTAGCTAAAATTTGAACTAATTTAATTCTTGGTTCAAAATTATTTAATACTTCGCCAACTTTTCTTTGTAAATTTAGTGCTGTTAGAGGTGTCATTGGTTCAAATAACATTCTTCTTACATCACTACCAATCTCTGGATGAAAAGGTCTTTCAAAGTGAGAAGTATTGATTAAATTTCTAACACTTCTTTTAACGGCCTCTACATCTGTCAATTTATTAACATCACTTGTAACTGTATTACGTCCAAAATTCAAATCTAAATCTGTATAGATTCTATTCTTTCGTTTACTGTTGTTTGTATTACTACTATCAAAGTTTGGCATTACACCATATATTTATACGTTAACCAGCAAAGATATTTGAAGAACCTGAAGTCATTACTCCAGCGTCTGTACTATCATTTACTCTAGCTATTGGACTACCACAGACTGAAACTGTTGAACTGCCTACATTGACTACTGCAACATGAGGAGCGCAAGGTGGTGATGGTGGGAATGGGTGGGAGACCGTCGGGTCACCCACTCTCGCTATTAAGATACTATTTGCCTTAACAGTACTTTGACCAGGCGTATTTAAAGTCGTTGTACCAACACAAATGTGTCCTGTACTCAAACTGTCGCCTTGTCTACTGATTGCTGGCATTATTTTCCCAATTCTTTTGCTGCTTTTGCAGCTGCTCTCTTTTTTTCTATGATTGCCGCTTGTCTTATTTTTCTACCCATAGGTATTTTTACGGAATCAGTAATTTGTTTGCCTTTTTTACTCATATATTCAACACCGATGAATTTATCTTTAAAATCACCTTGTACAGAGATAACTGCCTTCTTCAAACTCATTGCTTCTTTCTCTTTTTCGTCACCTGCTTCATTCCAAAATTTAAATATTCTCATTTTCTTCATTTTATAACTCCATTAATTAGTATTATCGTATTTTACTTGATCTTTCCAAG